GCGCCGAACTCATGGCAGGAACTCACGGCCGAACACCTTGTGCCCCGGATCGATGCGCACGTCGCCAGGGCCGCTGCCCTGGGCGTCGGGGTCTTCGATGCCCAGGCTGAACTTGCCCGCGGCCACCTGTTCGAGGAAGCGGATGGCGTCCTTGTAGTCGCGCACGATCGGATCGGTGGCATCCGAGCTCAGGCGCTCGCTGTGCAGCTTGTAGCGCGCGATCGCGCGCGCCCAGGCGGTGAGGATCCCCGGCACGCTGGCCAGCGGCAGCTTGTAGCGGCGGCCGATGTAGCCGTCGATCAGCGCGCCGGCCTCGGTGACGGCCTCCTGGATCCGCGCAGCCGCGTCGTCGGCCTGCGCGATGTCATCGGCGGCGTAGGCGCTGCGGTCGCCGTCGACCAGCGTCAGCTCCATCAGTGCAGCATCGACCGCGTGCGGGGCGTGCTGGTCCGTGGCCACCTGGGCCAGTTCCAGGGCGCCGGGCATCTCGGCCAGCTGCAGGAGCGTGACGTAGGACATCGGTCAGCTCTTCCTGCCGAGGCCGATTGGGCACGGATCCTCGACGCACTCCGCGCAGTACCGGTGCGGAGCGGCGTGCGGGCAGTCAGCAGGCCGTGGCTTCGATGCCTCGAGCCGGTCCTGCAGTCGGAAGCCGAGCAGTTGCCAGACCTGCGAGACGGCGTTCTCGCGCGCGATGCGGTTGCCGATCGCGGCGTCGAAATTCTCGACGCTGACGCAGGCGGACAAACCCTCGACGGTGAACCCGTTGTCGAGGGTGAGCTGGCAGACAGTGGTACGGCCGTTCGGGAGGACCGTAAAGGTCTCACCAACAATGGCGGCCTCGATCTGCTCCGGCGTCACGCGAGGGGCGCGCATTACTTCGCTCCCTTGCCCTTGGCAGCCTTTTCAGCAGCGACCTTTGCAGTAGCGGCCTTTTCAGCAGCGGCCTTCTCAGCAGCGGCCTTCTCGGCAGCGGCCTTCTCAGCGAACTCGCGCTTCGCGCGCCCGTCCGCGGACTCGGCTTCCGCGCCAACCACGATCAGGTTGGGCTCGTTGAGGATGGCGTCCAGCTGCGCTTCGGTGAGCTCGCGCGGATCCACGTCGACGCCGTTGCGATCGAACGCGAGGCCGGCACGGCGAAAGCCATTCGGCAACTTGGACTTCACGAAGAGGGTGTTCTTGGCCATGTCGGCTCCTGGTTCTGGGTTGCCATGCGGGCGGCGGGGGTTGCCCGCCCGCCGCCCGATGGACTACCGCTTACGCTTGCTGCGCTTGGGTGTTTGGATCAGGCCAGCCAGGCAACGTCTTCGACGCTCACCAGGCCCTTGAGGACGTTGTCCGCGCCATTGGCCAGGGTGGTGGCGTTGACCAGCTTCATGGCCGCGAACTTCAGGCTCGGCGGCACGACCAGCACGGTCGGCTTGATGCCCAGCGGCCGCCCGTGGTCGCCCTTGCGCTCGGCCATCGCGGTGTACGCCGCGATCAGGTTGGTCTCGTCCAGGGTCTTGCGGCTGCCGTAGGCCAGCTGCCAGAAGCCGAAGCCGACGTTGCAGCGGCTGTCGACGCCGTAGACGTATTCGTTGCGATCGAACACGTTGTCGTCGGTTTCCGCGGTCTTCGACACGAAGTTCGGCTTCTTGCGGTCCTGGAAGATGATCGGCTTCAGCGCGCGGCTGGTGTCGAGCAGGTACCAGGCGGTGCCGCTGCCGCTGTTGTCGTCGTAGTTCGACTGCGACTCGACGCTGCCGTCGGCCTTGAGCACCGGGTGATCGGTGTCGAAGAAGTTCTGGCCGTCGTAACACAGCGAACTGCTGCCCGCCTTGAGCAGGTTGAACACCAGCTGGTCCGGGTGCGCGGCGGCCGCGCGGCCCATCTCGGTCATCATCGGCGAGTAGATGCCGTACTGGTCGTCCTCGATCGCGGGGCGCGGAACGCCGACGGTCATCTCGAACGACTTGTTCTTGATCGAGTAGCCGTGGCTGGCCATGCCGTTGATGACGCGATCGCCGGCCCACTCGCGCATGTTCGGGAAAGCGCCGAGCCAGCCGTACTCCTCGGTGCCGGTTGCAGACGGGACGCTGGTGGCGATCTGCTGCCACTGGCTGCCAGCCTGGCCGAGGCCTGCGGCGAACGCCGCCTTGAAGGCCACGAACAGCGTGGTCAGATTGCCTTTGTTGATGATCATTGCCTGGGCCTCGTAGGGTCAGTGAAAGTCGTGTGGTCGACCGAGGGTCGAGATTGGATGCGGGTCAGCCGACCTCGACCCAGACGCCGCCGGCGTCCACGTCGATGACCTTGCCGGCGGCCTTGCGGGCCGCGCTGTTGTCGGTCTTGGCGACCGTCTGGTCGTCCGCGATGTAGCAGGTGGCGCCGATGTCGCTCTTGGCGATCAGGTCGGTGCTGGCGCTGTTGCCGAACTGGAAGCAGCCGCGGCGCACGTTGACGGTCTTGACGCCGTCGCCGGTCACGGTTTCTTCGGCCACGCCCACGGCCGCGCCCGCGGACGCTGTGCCGGCGGGAACGGCATTGCCGTTCGCCGTGAGCAGGGTCACCAGGGTGCCGGCGTAGATCGTCGCGGAGGTGTTGACCAGGTGGACCACCTGGTCGGCGTTGCGGCGCTTCGTGTTGCGCCCTTCGGTTGCTGCGGTCATCGGAGTGAGCCTCGATCAGGTGAGCGGTGTGGTGGTGGCGTGCGGAACGGCGGCGCGGCCCGGGGTCAGGCGCGCGCGGCGGCGAAGTCCTTGGGGTCGATGCCTGTCGCGCTGCACACGGCCAGCTCGTCGGCGGTCAGGCCGTTTTCGTCCTTGCCGCCGGCCGGCTGGCGCCCGCCGGTCTGCGTGTCGCGCAGCGCGGCGATCGGCTGCGCCGACTCCAGGTAGGCGGTGAGCGCCGCGAAGTCCTTCTTGCCCAGGCTGGTGGCCCAGGTCTTCTGCGCCTCGAACAGGCGGCCATCGGCCAGGCCGGCATCGACCAGCTCGGCGACCTCGCGGTCGACGGTCTTGGCGGTGAGCGCGGCCAGGTCTTGCTTGAGCGACTCGACCACGTCCACGGAGACGAACTTCGACGGATCGGGCACGCCCGTGGTGTCGGCCTGCTTCTTCAGCGCGGTGCAGGCAGCGACGGAGGCGGCGGCCAGGTCAGCCGTGCCCTGGTCCACGCCCAGGTCCTTGGCGATCGTGTCCAGTGCGTCGAGCTTCGGCTTCAGCGCGGCGCAGGCGGCGATGGCCTGGTCTTCGGTGGTCTTCTCGGCATCGAGCGCCAGGGCGGCGCAGATCGCGAGCAGCAGCTTGTTCATCGAGATGTCCTCGGTGGTGTCAGTGGAGTCGGAGTAGCCGAAGGTGGCGGCCGCGCGCAGGGCGAGCGGCTCCATGCCATCGATGGCGGCGTGGTTGGTGAAGGCGGCCATCTGGATGGCCAGCACTTCGCCGGTGGCCGCGTCGTAGGCGAACACCGGGGAAATGAAGCGGTACTCGCCGTTGCGGATGTAGTCGGCGGCGCGGGCGGTCAGCTCGACGGTGGCCCACAGGCCGGAGCCTTCGCGCCACTGCAGGTCGCGGATCCACGCGGCAGCCGGTGCCGGCTGGCCGTTGGCTTCCTTGTGGAGCGTCTGGTGCTCGTAGTCGACGACCGGCGGGTTGATGCGCTTGCGGAAGCGATCGATCACCCGCGTGGCGATGGCCTGGTCGATGCGCCAGGCCGGCACCTTCATCGCGCGCCCGTCGCTGGGCTTGAAGGCACCGGCCGGCGTGAGCTGCATCTCGATGGAGTTGCCGTCGCCCAGGGCCGGCAGCGCGAAGGCGCAGGCGGCAAGGGCGATCGCGGCATGGAGCCGACCCGTTACATGGCTCGCGACCCCCGGCGTTGGAATGTGGCTGCGCTGTGGCATAGCCGCCACTTTCCCGGCCGCGCGCCCGGGGGTGGGAATGGAACGCTCCAATACGAACAAGCCGGCGCAGCGGCCGGCTCGTGGCCGCGGGTCAGCTCACCGTGGCACCCGTCGAGCATGCCCCCGATCCGGGCGGAAAAAAAGGCCCCGGCGGCCGGATCGGCCCGGTGCGTGGGTGGCACCGGGGCGCGATGGTCTTTTAATCCGCTTTAAATCGCCGCAGGCGGCCGACCTCCCGGCGCGGACGCACTGGTCATGCCCCCAAGGGCCCTGGAGGCCCGTACAGGGCGATTCACGCGCTCGGCCCTTCCGGCCGCATTCGCACCGCTTCGAGGTGGGCGACGGTGATGGCCAGGATCTCCTCGGCGTCCTCGTCCGAGATCCCCAGCCAGGGTCGCGCCGGGACGGCCGCGGCGCCGGGCGGCATGCCCTTGCGGCCGCCGAACTGATGCAGCGCGCCGTAGACCGCATTGGTGCCCACCAGCACGTCGTCGCCATCGATCTGCCAGGCGAGCTGGTCGCCCAGCATGTGGAAGTCGAACTTCAGGATCGGGGCGGCCGGCCGCTTGCGCGCTTTCCAGCGCTTGTAGGCAGGCTCCAGCGCACGCCAGGTGTGCCCGTCCGGATCCACCTCGCGGCTGGCGCGCTCGCGCGTGGCGCCGAGCTCGTACTCGCCGATGTCCTGCAGCAGCCGGCGCCGGCCGTCGCCGTCGAGCTGGTCGGCCAGGGCTTCAAGGGCGTTCGAAGCGCCCTTGAGGTCGGCTTCGATGGTGATGCGTGCGCCAGCCATCGGTCAGGTCTCCAGGGTGCCTTCGATCAGCTGCAGGCGGCCGGTGGCGACACCCATGCGCAGGGTGTCCAGATCCGCCGCGTCCGCTGCGATCACTTCCGCCGCGCGGCCTTCGCCGACAGCCGCGAGACGCGGCACGCGGACTTGCACGGACGTCAGGATGCTGCCGGCGCGACCGACGAAGATCACGACGTCTTCCTGCAGGTCCAGCAGCACGGCCACCGGCGTGCGCAGGACGCGCGGCACCTGCGCCAGCGCCTGCGCGCCGAGGCGCGAGGCGGCCAGAAGCAGCCGCGCATCCAGCCCCTGCAGCGCGATCGACGCCGCACTGGCGCCGAGGCCGGAGGATGCCAGGCGATCGAGCAGCGCCGGCTGGACGGCGCCGACCAGGTAACGCGCGCCGCTCTCGGCCGACGCGTCGCCGGCAACGTCGCCCAGCCACTCGGCCAGGCCTTCCACCAGGGCGTCAGGCACGCGCGCCAGGCCCAACACCTGGTCGGCGCTTTGCGCAGCCAGCGCCGGCGGTAGGCGCAGCGTCTTCTCCAGCGCCAGTTGCGCGGTACGCGCGACGCGCGCCGTGAGCTCGGAAATGTCCGGCCCCAGCGTCGGGAAATCCTGACCCTGCGCCACGCTGCGCCCGGGGGCATAGCCAAAGCCCGGGTCGATGCCCTCGGGCGTCATGATCGTGCGCGGCCCGCCGGGACTGCGCGCACCGATGGTCACCGCCTCCATCACCACCGGCGGCGCGGTATCGGGGCCGCTCTTGCCCAGGCGCACCAGGTCGCGCTCACTCAAGCCCTCGACGTAGCACTGGCAGCCCCAGCCGTTGGCCGGGAAATGCGTGTGCCACCACGGGTCATCGGCATGCAGGATCAGGCCGTCCCAGCCCTCGTGGATCGGGCGCGGATGCTCGACGGCATCGCTGTGGCGGTAGCGCCAGTACGGCCGCACCGCCTTGATCTCCTGCAGCTGCTGCCAGCGGCCGGCGTTGTAGCTCTGCCGCAGGTTGGTCTCGTAGATCACGCGCGAGCG